GGTATGAACAAACTATATAATCCCGAACTAGTCTGTCCGTTGCGGTTTCTTTTTGTAACATCTGAATCATTATAAAGTTTTTTAAAGTTATCACCACCTTTATCTAAGGCATTTGATGTTGATCCCATCATGCATTTACCAATAACTCTACTACCTAACCTTAATGTTGTTTTTGTTACACGCCAGTTGTTTAATATATTATTAGGTCTTTCCCATTTACCGCTTTCATCGTGTACTAATAGTTTTAATTTTTCACCATCATAACTATTATCACCTGTATTTTTCCAGTCTATAGTTGTATCAAGACCTTCTAGCTCTGACTCATCGCTACCAAGTTCTATTTTTCTTCTTGTTAACTTGCTAGCAGGTACTCTATATGCTAATTCTGTTTTAGGTCGATCCATACCATCTTGGATCGGTTTAAAAAAGAAAGGATAATTAACTGATATTGGTACAACCTTATCAGTAAACATTTTTTTAGCATCTGGTCCTGTTTTAGATAATATACCATATCTACTATCACTTGATATTGTAGCTTGATTTACAATTTCACCTGATGCCATAAAAGAAAAACCAGATCGTCTATTTTTTAAATAACACATACCATAACATCTTTGATCTGCTTTACAAGCTTCCCAGAATATATAAAATAATCTGTTGGCTTCTCTAAAATCTGGCTTACCTACATCTATTTTACTCCATTGTAAATACATATAGTGTGTTCCTGTTATGTATGTTGGTACTTTTTTATTATAATACCAAAATCCTTCTTCTCTTCTTTTAAATTCTTCGTCTATATAACTAATATACTCGTTTTTAAAAGTATCTGGATATTCTTTCCAGTCAAATATTGTTTTAATTCTTTGTAGCGCTTTAGGTTGTTCAGTTACCTCCCATTTGTCACTATTGAATTTATGTACATTTTTAGGTGTTTTTGGTAAAGCAATTTTAAGATTTTGTATATTATAAATATCACCAATAGTTCCGTTTTTACTTATAACAACAACATCATGTTCTTTGTTATATCCATATTTCCATTTTTTGCCTTTATTAAGACGTTTAATGGTATTTATTTTTATTGGTTTTATTATTTCAAATAACATTACTTAGATCTTCTTTCTGCAAAACCACTAAAAGATTTAGTTTTAACTTCTTCTTTAGTTATACCGTTAAGCATGTCTTCCTCTTCCTGTATTCTATTTAATATTTCAAAAGCATCAAATATAGCTAGCTTTTTTGTAGCTGCTGCATTTTTAAGTCTATCAGCTGAAACATCATCTTCAGTTTCAACTATTTTTTCTTTTGCAACTTTTATTAACTCCTCAACAGCTTTATGCCCAGCTTGGATTATACGTTTCTTCGTCTCCTTGGTACTCATATAAAATTTCAATGTTTTCGTTAGGTATTTTATATAACAACTCGTTATCAATAATAAACTCGTGATTTACACGTGGATTAAATCCAATTAGTTTATTTTCTTTAAAACAACCATCTGTATATTTAACAACACCTTTACTAGAGTGTTCTATACCTAAATTAAATTTATCTTTATTTTTTATTGGTTTAACAAACGTATAACCTTCATAAGCTAACCAATTGTTTTCTTTTTTATGTAAATATATTTGATCTTCTGTTATATGATACAAATCTTTATTTATGTAATTAAAAGAAGTTCTTTGATCACCATTTTTATCATACCATCTTCTAAAAACATTATGATGAATTATTATTTCATCACCAACTTGTATTTTAGTTTTAATCATTTTAGGAACAGCTACAACAATAGCGTTTCTATTTATATATTTAAACTCAGATAAATTATTGTTTAATATTAAATCAACATCACCTATTTTTTTAGTGTTGTTGTATATATCTCCTTTTGGTTTTACTATAAAATTATATAAACCTTGCATTAGTATTCTAAATTATATTCAACTGCTATTGCCATGTTTTTATTAAAATCTTTCCATGGAATAACATCATCGCCTTTTTGAATATAAATACTAAATTTATCGTCTTCTTCTAATATATCAACGATAGTATGCCCTCCGTAGACCTCTTGGCCTACAGAGTAGTGCATAGCTTCGTTTTTATAATCTTTACCGATACTAATTTTCCTTATTAACTTGCTCATCTTCTTTATCTTTTAAAGATCCATCTGTAACATTAACAACTACATCACCATACTTTTCTCTAAGTTTAAGTTGTACGTCGTTAAATTGGTTCTTAGCATTTAAAATAAGACCTAATAAATTTGCCTTATCAATTTCCATTTGTCCAACCTGCATTTGAGCAGAATTAATATTTTGTACTAAAGTTTGTATTTCTTTTAGTTCTTCTTTAGTAACTTTTGTAGCTTTCGCTTTATTTTTTTTCATAATTTTAATTTAATTTAATTTCACTTTTATATTATTACGCAATTGTCACGCTTTTTACTTCTTTTTTGGTTCTGATGCTAGAAACCAGTTTTTATACGTTTCTCGTTTAAACATTATATAATCTAAATAATCATCTACTTTCTTTTTCCAGTTTTTATCTAAAGCAGGATTTATAATACCTGATTTATAACTTGAAAAAGTAAAATTGATGAATTTTTTAGCTTGTATTTGCTCTTTAAATATATGATTGTTTATACAATAAAACGATCCTCTTTGTATATTGTTCCAAACATCAATTGGTTGTATATGTTTACCTAACACAGCTGCATATAAACAACTTTCACTTATATGAGTTGTATACACGTTTTTAGCTTTTTGTAAAAAGTAATACATATCTGCATTTCTAGGTAATATACAGTCTTCACCAAAAAAATCTTTCAACTCACCAATTATCTGGTGCGTTGTTATAGGATGTGGTTTAAAATAAACATTATCACCGTGTTGTTGTTTAATGTGTTTTAATTTATTTAAACAAACGTTTTCCCTAACCTTGTTTGATCCAGGTAAAACAACTAAGTTATCTTTTGCTGGATAATTTTCAGTAACATCTTCTCTTTCTAAATACTTGTTACCATCATTGTTTACTACTTTATCAACAAACCAAGCAGCATAATCTAAAGTTGGATAACCAAGTTCTTCTTTATCATACCAAGCATCGATCATTTGCTCGTTTCTTAATTTGTAGTTTAGTGGTTGTAAATAAAAACAACCTGCATATTCGGTATATGCTAGAGTTTTAAAGTAAGGCATCTCTTCTGCCATTACATCGTAAGAAGAATCTATACCATATTCAGCACATCTTCTTTTTATATAACCCTCTACCTGCTCTAAATCATAGAGACTTTTGTTTTTCTTGAGATGGCCAATTCTTTTGTCCAACTCTTTTTTATTAAACATTTCCATATAATTAAATTTAATTTATTAGTATTATTATAGTTACACGTTTTTACACTTTTCTACCTACCAGCGCTAAATGGCTGCTCCCCTAACTGACCATGATTATCACCATCATACCAGTTTGTATTAGTTGATCTATTAGTACTAAATGTTGTTGTAAACACAGTTGTTGTTGTAAATGTAGTTGTAGTAGCAGTTGTTGTGTTAAATACAGTTGTGGTACTAGTGTTAAATATTGTTGTTGTATTAGTACTAGTATTAAACACCGTAGCTACATCTGTACTAGTTCCAAATACCGTTATTGTTGCTGTAACTGTATTAAAAATAGTATCAGTAGTTGTCGATGTATTAAATACTGTCGTAGTACTTGTATTATAAGTAGTTGTTCTACTAGTAGCTGTAGTTGTGTTATATACAGTTACTGTTGGTCTAGTTGTATTAAATGTTGTAACTGTAGCTGTAGTGGTATTAAACTGTGTTATAGTGCTAGTACTTGTATTAAATACCGTGTTAGTACTCGTATTAAACGTAGTTGTATACGTTGTAGATGTGTTAAACGCTGTTATTGTAATTGTTTGCGTTTGAGTACTAGTGTTAAACGTAGTTGTATATATAGTAGTAGTATCTCTAGCAGTATTTCTTATTGTTGTAGTACTAGTATTATAAACTGTAGTAAAAGAAGTAGTTGTAGCTGTACTAGTATTAAACGTAGTAGTTGTAGATGTACTCGTGTTAAACGTGGTTGTATAAGCAGTAGTAGTGCTAGTACTAGTATTATAAGAAGTTGTAAACGAAGTAGCGAAATACGTTATAGTAATAGTGTTTGTTGTTCTAGTAGTACTTCTATTTATAGGTGAAGTACTCAGTGTATTTCTTGCTGTAGAAAAAGTAGTAGTAGTACTTCTAGTTGTATTAAACGTAGTTGTAGTACTTTTACTAGTTGTAGTACTTGTGTTATAAACCGTAGTGGTTGTATACGTAGTAGTAGTATTTCTTTGTTCTGTAGTGTTTCTATTAGTAGCAAATGTAGTATTTGTACTTTTACTAGTACTAATAGTTGTAACTCTACTTGTAGATGTAGATTTACTAGTATTATACACTGTACTTGTAGTATATACTGTAGTAGTTGATCTTTGCTCTATTGTTACTGTACTTGTATTATAAACAGTACTTGTTGCTCTATTAGTTGCAAAAGTAGTGTTAGTACTTTTAGTTGTACTTCTACTAGTATTAAAAACAGTTGTAGTTGTAAAAGCAGTTACAGTACTTGTGTTAAAAGTTGTTGTATACGTTGTTGACGTATTAAACACAGTAGATGTTGTATACGTTGTAGTAGTAGTAAATGCTGTTGTAGTTGTAAACGAAGTAACAGTACTAGTATTAAATACAGTAGTTATACTTGTAGCAAACGTAGTATTAGTTGATCTAGTTGTACTTCTACTAGTATTAAATGTGGTACTAGTAGTATATGTGGTTGTAGTACTTCTTGATTTTTCAGTATTTCTACTAGTATTAAATGTCGTTGTTCTACTAGTTTGCGTTGTGGTGCTAGTATTATAAGTAGTATTAAAAGATGTTGTAGTATCAAAAACTGTTGTAGTTGCAAAAACTGTTGTAGTACTTCTTTCTGTTATTCTACCAGTACCAAACGTAGTGGTATATGCAGTTGTTGTAGACTTAGATGTTCCTCTACTAGTGTTGTATACAGTTGATGTTGTATAAACTGTAGGTGTAGATTTACTAGTATTATAAACTGTTGTAGTGTTATAAGCTGTTGTAGTTGACTTACTAGTATTTTCATCAGTTTCTCTACCAGTATTTCTTGACGTTTCTGTTGCAAAAGTTGTACTAGTGTTAAATACAGTTGTAGTAGTGGTACTTGTATTTCTACTAGTATTGTAAGCCGTAGAAGTTCCAAATACAGTACTTGTAGTATACACCGTTGAGGTGTTTCTACTTTCACCTGTAACGTTACTAGTATTCTCAGCGTATTGCGTTATTGTAGCAAACGTAGTACTAGTATTAAACGTAGTAGATGTAACTGTACTGGTGTTAGTATTAGGCATTTTCTATAACTTTATTTATTAACGGACAAATCATAACACTATCAGAGTTTTTTAACTGAGGTACGTAGTTATGTCTCATTGTTCCAGGCGCATTAAACTGATCAGTATGGTGATAATATTCAAGTATAATTAAATCATATTTTTTAGAACCTTGATATGTTTCACAATCTGATGTTGATATAATATTTATATCTTCGTGTAAAAAATCTACATAATCAATTAGCTCTTGATCATCTTCAACAACATCAATAGTTGCATATTGTTTATTTCTTCTTATATATTCAGGTATTGTACCTATACCTAAACCAATGACTAAAACGTCACCGTATACTAAGTTATTAAAACAAGTGTTATAATTTAAAGCTTCATCATCATCGTTACAGTCAGGACAATCATTAAAATAAGATGTAATCATTGGCTCATAGTTTTCATAACCACCATATTTATTTTTAAAGCTAAAAATAGACACAGCTCTAGTATTACCGTCAGTGTCTATAACCCAGTTTTGTTTTTCTACTTTAA